GTCTATATTTTTCTATTAGCTCTCTGTTGCCTTCAGGGTTTTCCATCAATTCTTCTATCACAGACTCTAACAGAGCTATTCTTGCATCATCTTCAGATATACTAGGATCTTGTTCACTTAAAGGAGGGAAATTTGGTGATGAAAAAGACCTTGGGGCTGCTTTACTTCCTCCAAATATTTCCATTAATGTTTCTAATCCAGCAAACTGACCTTCTTGTGCTGTTATACGACCACCTTCACTTAAACTTTCAATACCCATTAATTGTTTAAATTGAATATCTATTATCTTTTTCTCATCAGTTTTAAGTGCACCATAACTTTTTCCATAAGCCTCTTCAGCTAAATCATCTTTGGTTGCAATTACGCCCTCGATTGGATCAGGGTCTGACATTGCCAACATAACCTTACCACCTTCATCGTATCCTGCACCGTCGGCCATTCTTTCTGCCTCTTCTTGTGAGAATCCTGCTCGTTGTACAAAGTCTATGTAAATTTTTCTTTTCTTTCTTTTATCAGCAGCTGACTCTAAACCGGCTTGTCTTTCTTGTTCTTCCAGATCAAGTTTCTCCTCTGCTGCGGCTTTTGCTGTGTACGGTAAACTAAATGCAGTTGCACCTTTTAGTATACTTTCTGGTCCTCTTTCAAAACCTAAAAACCCTGAAAACTTTTCACGTCCCGGTACATTAAGACTACCTGTATATTCTTTTGCTTTCATCAAAGCTTTGTCAAAGAAACCAGCATTTTCCATGGCTTTAGTATATGCCTCCGTGCCAGGAGTAAATGGAACTGGTCCTTGAAACGTAGGCGCCTGTGGTAAGAGACTAGCATCACCTGTTAGTGCTGAGGGGTCTGTAAGTTGTTGTAGTTGTGAAGCCGTTGGTCTTTTTACTGGTCCGGGAAACTTTTCTGTTGCTGTAAAATCTTTTGGTATTCTAGCTCCTTGAATACCACCAATACCTGCTGATAATAATGTGCTCATCGGATCTATTTTACCTGATCCTGTTAGAGCTTGTGTGAGTGCACTGGTTGTACCAGCACCTAGAAATCCTGCTGCAGCTGGACCCAAAGCTGAGAACATACCCCCAACAGCGGGACCAAGGAAGGCCGATGCTACTACTGGTAAAACAGGTTTTAATTCTCTTGGAACGACTTTATTTACTACGCCTCTTACTGAATCAACAAGACCGCCTATAAAATATCCTTTTCGCTCTGCTAAATTTCCAATACCTTGTTGCATTATTTAATAATCCTATAATTAATGTGAGTGCGCAAGTGAGCTATGCTTGAAATAAGCTCTTTGTTTTTTCTTAATTTACCGTTTTTTACCATAAAACGCAACTATGATTCAGAGCCAACAGCAGGCATTTTAGCTACTTTTACATAGACACTTCTGGAGATATCCTCTCTTTTTGTGTCTGTATTTGGGTCATCAACGTCTGCATCGCCCTCGGCATCAGAGTTATACTCTTTGCCTGTTTTTAAATTTTTTAATACCACAGTGGTATCAACCTTTATTTGAGCTATCTTCTTACCGCCCTCGTATAAGTATGCTACTGATCCTGGTTCTTCAAAAGCCATGTTTCCTCCTAGTCTCTTTTTACTTCTAATACAGATAACACCACATGTAAATCATTGGCATTCTCTGCTTGTACTTTAATTACCTCAGACTCCTCCACGACCAAAGGTTGAGTCAAAAGTTCGGTTGTTGTTTTAGCAGCTATGTCTTTCTGTTTAAACAAACTAAATATTGTGCCGCCTGAGTTTACTAAAGTAATTGTAATCTCACACGCATTACTAGCATCATCATTAGACACTAATATTGATTTTACAAGACCTGTGGCCTCTGCTGGCACTGTGTACAACACAGTCAAATCTGTTGTCGTAAGGTCTACTTTTTTATTTAAAAAACTATTGGCCATAGAACCATATAAACCTTTCTAGTTCATCTTTTAAGTCTTGTTGAAAAGACGAATTTAATTGTTCAACTATAGAACTAGTTGACCTATTGATCTGTCTTTGGTTTGACTGATCATACTCGTTGGTTGGCTCTGTTATTCTAACTACTATTTTAGCCACCTCTTGCTCCATCTGGTTTTACATCAAGCATAAAAGTTCCATAACGCCATGCCTCGTTTACGTTTGCATTCGCTATTTTTACATTTACATAACGACCACGTGCACGTGTGTCTATTTTAGTTGTTGATGATGTTATAGAAAAAGGACTGTTGTCAGATAAGGTGTCAGAGTTAGTTGGAAAGTCTTTTATATTTAAAGTAACATCTGCTGTTCCTTGTATAGTTTTAAAGTCAGGAATAAATCTACTAACAGATAAAAAGTTATCACCAGCACTTGCCTCTCCTTGTATATCAAAATCATAAGACTGTATAAAAGATGAAACAGTTGTGACTGTGCCATCTTCATTTGTTTGATCAGTACCAACTTCATGTTCAAAATATTTAGTTTGTCCTAAACCACTTTCACCAAGAACCACAGGAAAGCTACCCGTGCCTGAACTGTCAAATTTAGTTGCGTATGGCTTTTGATAAATACCAGAGTCAATCCAAGATGTTCTTGCCTCTGTCGATAAAGCCCATACTCCTCCAGGTATTTGTGCAGACTCTGCATAATTATAAGAAACAGCTTTGTTATTAAAATCACTGTTTGCTGGATACCACCAAATTATTTCTGAAAATAAATTGTTTATACCTGCATAAACTTGTTGACCTTTTGTATTGTCAAAGTTGTCAAATACTTCATCTTCCACAGAACAAGGTAATGTTTTAACTGTACCATCAAATGCAAAGAAGCCTTTTGTGCTCATCCAATATGCAACACCATCGACTTCAATAGCAGCGTTTTTACCTACAAGTCCACAGTTTGTGCCTACTTGTTCAAAACCAAACACAAACGGTGATCCAACAAACTTCATGATGTAGAGAGCGTTATCCGTAAATACTAAAATATTTTCTTTTGCTTTTAGTGCACCAACTATCTTTGTTCCGTCTTGTATTCTTTGTGTGCCTGCTGTGTTAGTTGATGTGGGTGTAAAAGTGTTTATATCCTCCTGTGATGAGAAACGTATAAACATGTCATCTTGTGTGCTAGCTGTACCTATAGTCGTTTCAGTTCCAAAATGTATTAAGTGTCTGGTTGTTGGCGAAATAAGAGTAAGTCTAGATGCAGTAGGATTATTGCCCGTTGCAAAACCACTTGTGGTCTTCGATGCTCTGTTTGAAGTTGGTGTTGTTGCTCCAGCGTTCCAAGTAAATGTTTCACCATTTGCAACTGTTGCAACCAACACATCACCAAAATTATCTAGTGACCAAAGACCAGGTTCCAACGTTGCTTGATCAGCTGGCAATGCTATTCCCCAACCACTAAAATCAGATGCATTTGTAACTGTAGCTCCGTTAGAATGCGCAGCAGCAGTCGTGCCATTTGTTCCTCTTGTTAGTCCTGTTAAATCATTACTAGATTTACCGGAATATGTTATCAACTCACTGCCAATCTGTATTGTGCCTGAACTTGGAAAAGAAGCTGCACTCGTAAGAGTTAAAGTTGTATCACTATCACTAAACGTGCCACCTTCGTTTATTGTTGATGTCACAGCTCCAGAAACAGTGCCACCCCAAGATCCAACTCCCCAACCATAACCGTACGTTTGTTGCTGTGGTCCTACTTTTGTATAGAACTCTACAGTCATAGAACCACCTGTTGATATACTAGCACTTGCGGCAGCACTTGATGTAATCGTAAATGTTGTAGGACTAGGCACTGTGTTGACCATAAATGCTTTGTCCTCAAAGTTTGACGCACTAAGCCCCGTTCCACTAGGTAAGGTCACCGAGTCAAGTAAAATTATATCACCTACTTCTAAAGCATGTGCTGATCCTGTTGTTACAGTGACAGAGGTAGAGGTGTTTGTTGTTGCAAGCGTGCAGCTTGTTTGTTGTTTTGCTGCATTAAAAGGTGATATGTCAAACAACTGTCCCTCAAAATATAAAAGTAAAAACTTATCAGTGCCTAGAGCGATATATCTGTTACCATCTTTATCCAAAAAAGGGTGTTGTGCCCTAACTACACCAACTATGCTTTCGTTAATAAGAGATGCCCAACCACCAACTTTTTCTGGTAGTCCATATCTAAAACGAACATTGTCACTATCTATCCAACGACGTTCCGCACCCTTGGTTGTGTTTTGTTTATCTATTCCTGGTATGATGTCTAAATTAATAAGAGTCATGTAAACCTCTTATGTTCCAGCAAAATGCTTCTTTACCCAACCTTTTGTTGAATTTGCATATACAAGTGTAAAGCTTTGTCCGTTTGTGTTAACCACTAAATCACTGGCTACGCCTTGTATAGGTTGACTGTTTCTGCCAATAGTTAAATTGTTAGAATTAAAACTAAGTTTACCATCTAAGAAGTGCACTTCGTTACCAACACTAGGACTGGCAGGTAGTGTGACTGTTACGGCAGCTGCGCTTGTATCTACAATGACTTGGTCACCGTTTACAGCTGTGTATGCACCTGTTGTAGTTACATAGCCTTTTTGTGTGATACCTGTAATTACATTTGTGCCATCTACGATTACAAGCATCGTAGATCCAACAGGCATTGCTACCCCTGTGCCTGAACTTGTTTTAATTGTTATTGTATAATGACTCGAACTTCTAGTTGTGCCATCAATTACAATATATGTCTTTTCGCAAGAGTCTGGAAATATCAGTTGTCTGTTTGCCGATAGTGTGCCTGTAAGCTTTATAACTTTGTTACGTCCATCAGAGACGGCACCATCACTAATCGCTGGCGTTTGATTGCCTGATGCTAAACTGAGCTCAACATAACCACCAACAGCTTGTTCGACCATGTCGAGGTTGGTATTTGTAGTCGTG